TATCTTCCCACTGGATCTCGGTGACGATGACGCCGCGGAGTCGGGTCTGCCAGCCTTGCCACCAGTGCGCGTATCGCGGCACGGTGTAGCTTTCCTCGCGCATGAGATTGAAGGTGGCCATCCGCCCACTCTATTCCTGCGTCAGGTCGTCTAGCCGGCCGCCGCGCAGCATCCCGAACAGCAGCGGTGGTGGCCCGTCGAGTGACCGGAGCGTGTATGTCGTGGTGAGCACGCCGGATGGGGTGGTGAATTGTTCAACGTCCTCGACCACCATCCGGCCACGCCAGTGTTTCGTTTCCACTATGACGTCGGATGCGATCGGCCAGGTGTTCACGCGCCGACACCCTCTCGGACTAGGACCATGTCACCCTCGTGCCATTGCCCGCATGACCATGTGACGCCTTCGGGTGTGATGATCGTTCTGTCACCGTTGGGGCACCGCTCGCACTCATAGGTGACCTTGTAGCCGATGGTTACCTCTTTGGCGCGGCCGGGAATGTATGTGCCGCTGGGGTTGGTGCAGCCGGCGGGCGGGTTGGTCTCGTCGTAGGTGCCGTTCTTCATCGCCTCGACGCAGGCGGGGTTGGTGCACGCCGCTAAGTTCGGGGCGCTCAACACGGTCTCGGCGTCCCATTTCTGGGTGACCATCTGCTCGCCGCATTCGACACATTGGCCCGTGTCGTTGTTGATGCGGTGGTGTTGGCAGGTGGGGTTGTCGGTAATCTTCATGTCAGCCTCTTCTGGGTTTCTAGGATTCAGTTGGGGTTAGGGTCCGTTCGGGTGTTACCGCACCCAGCGGACCCGTCTAGCTTACTGCTCCCCGCCGACATTGCGCCGTAGATGCTTCATGGCGATATGGAATGGATCGATGTCTTCCCGCACAGTCTCCATGAGGTGCAGCGCGGTGGTGAGTATGACGGCGTCTGCGATGAGTCTGCCGAGGCGTGTTTTGCGGTAGGCGGATACGCGGTAGGAGATGAGGTCGGCATCGTCGCGGACCCATTTTTCGTAGGACGCGATGGCCGCCACGCCTAGCAAGATCGCCTTGTCTCCTGTGCGCAATCTCCCGGCCACGGCGTCAATTATCGTCCGGGCGGGCGGGATGGGTGGTGGGGCACGCCGTGTCACCGGCCGCTGATGATCTTGGCTATCAGTTCCGGTGAGCACCCCACAGCCTTGGCTAGTTTCGCGTACGTCCACTGGTCGCGCGCCGACGACCACAGGCGCCGAACCAAGTCGTCACGCTGGGCGCGATGTTGGTCAGCAAGCCCGGAAGCCTCACCAGCTTTGCGGTGATGCTCCCGGGCCTGTTGAGCGAGCGCATCCACTGTCAGATGTCGCCGCGCGAGAAGTCCGCGATGAGATTCGGGACGGCACTGTCGAACCCGGAGACATCGAGCTGGCCGGGGTCGGTCGGATCGGCAATGGTCCGTCGTGTGCCGGTCATCGCCACCACGACCAGGCGCGCGGGAATGCCCATCTTGTCGCGGTATTCGCGCAATGCCTGATGGGGGTGAATGTCCCCAAACCAGGTCTCGTTGTCGGTGTAGATGTGGAAGGTGTCGATTTCGACGCGGTTCTTCAGCGCCCACACCATCGGCAGCGCGCAGTCGGTCGCGCCCATGGGCAGCCCGGCCGTGTAGTTGCAGATGTCGTCCAACCGGCGACGGGGGCTGATGTCCAAGGGTGTCAACGACGTTGAGGCGATGTACCCCCGGCGCTGAACCCCGAAGATTCCCTGCACTGTGCGGTAGGCGTGCTCCCCGGTGAATCCGACGATCTGATGGTCAGCCTCGGTCGCCGCGGTGACCATAGCCAACGCTGCGGCAGCCTCGCGACACGTCAGCGGCATGCCTGAGATGGCGGCGCTCATCGACCCTGAAATGTCCAGCGCCAACAGTGTCCGCTTACCCGAAGGCTGCACCGATGCGTAGGCGTTGTAGAACGCTGCGTCGAGTGCGTCGCTGATCTGCGGCGTGGGGGTCCAGGTCGACTCGCCGCGCGCGGAGTGTCCCGAGGCGTAGGTGCGCTGAGCCACCAACACGTTGATCGGATGCACCCGTCCGCGCTGCAGCAGGTCCGCGTCAGAGAGTTGTCCGGCGATCTGGGCGCCGACCCGGCCAGTCGTCAAACCCAGCCGCGTGAGTCGCGGAAGCTGGCGCATCAACGCCGTCTGCGGGATGCCCTGCTCCAACAGTGCCTCCCATACGGCTGCGTGCCCAAGCGCGGCGTCAGGCAGCATCTCCCAGGTGACACCGTTGCCCCGGCCGATGATCTCGGCCCACGTCTCGTACTGGACGGCGCGCTGGGCATCCTCGAAGTCCTGCACGATCGGCGGCAGTTCGGCTGCCCATTCGGGGCGAACCTCGGGCAGCCCACGCGCGATGTAGTCGAACAGCGCGCCGCGTTCGTCGCTGCCAGCCTTGGGGTGGGACAGCCGCAGGAGATCGCGGTGGGTCCAGCCTTCGCGCTGCCGATACTTCACCGCCTGATAGGCCAGCCGGTCAACGGGCTTGTTGGTGTACCAGCGGGCGACACCCTTGACCAGGGCCGGTCCCCAGCCGCGGAACTGCTCGACATACTTGGCGAACAGGAACAGGTGGGTTCCCGTGCGGGCGACCTGTGGGAGTGCGGCCAATGCTGCCCGGCGACCGTCCACATTCTCCGACGCCGAGGCGACGGCCAGGGCGAAGAGTGCGGGGTTCTGCTTGGGGGCACGTCCGTTCATGGAGACGTCCACGATGCGGCGCACCAACTCGACGGGATCAGTCGCGGCAGCCTTGAGGACCACGGCGGCGTTGTCCTTGGTGAGGTCTGCGGCCAACGTGTAGTAGGTGCCGCCGTCGGTGCCGAGGGTGAGGAACCGGTGCACAAGCGCCCAGTCATCAACCGTGAACGTGTATCCGCCTGCGGCGTTCTTCTCTTGGCGTGGATCGGCTTGTTCCGACTGTGCGGTGTGTCGCTTGTCGATGGTGGTCAAGATGTCCACGCCGATCTCCTCTAGTTGGGGTGCGGGCATGTTAGCTCTGACCGGGATTAGCTTCCCAAAAGTTAACCGACCAGAATCCGGCTCGCACCGTCAAACTGTGTCGGGGATGTGGGCGTGTGAGTGCTAACCGGGATATTCCAATGCGAGGTAACCGACTAGCTTCCGGCTCACATCCACCGAATGACCGAACTGTACCGTAGTACAGCTTGATGGGCAACGGATTACGTGGGCGTGTTGCAACTACCCCCGAACGCACGAAAATCCGCCTACCTGGTGTGTGCCAGGCAGGCGGGTTCTCGGGGGCGCGGGGGGTTACAGCACTAGGCAGAGTCCTCGCGATCATGCTCACGGTCGCGCCTCTGCTCCAGCCATAGCGCGATGTCCATCGTCGCGTACGCCAACGCGAACGACGCATAGATGGCGAACCGGATCTGCTCGCGGTACGGGTATTCGTTGCCGCCCCATGTGGTCGCCACGATCTGCCACATGGTGAACGAGAACAGGACGCTCTTTGCGAGCATGATCTTCCCGATACGGTTCGACCGCCAGTTCGACTGGAACCCGTACGACAGGGTGAAGTAGGAGACGAGTAGCGCGCCGAATGTCACAGACCACGCCGTGATCAGCGGATAGTTGACCGTGATCCCGAACAGGTCGGCAAGGAATGTGGCGGCGATCCCAGCGAACCCGACGCCGTAAACCCAGCGCATCACGCTTTCCGCCTTTCCATGGCGAGCAGCAGCGCCTCCCCAAATCCGTTGCGCGCAATCGCAGACCGTAGTTTCGCGTCGGCTACCTGTGACTTGCGGATGAGTTCTTTGTTGTCTTCTGTGCGTTCCATTGCTTCGGCCAGTCGCTTTTCGGCGTCGGCGATGCGTTGCCGCCAGGGTCGCCACCTCATTGGGCCGCCCCTCTGGCTAGGTCGTTGAGCTGCTTCTGGAATGACGTCACGAGCGCGACGGTCGCTTCCTTGTCCGCGGTACCCATGATGACCGTCTGCACGAGTTCACGATTGGCTTCGTCGTAGCGGTCGGCGCGGGCAACGACGGCTTGGTGTTGCTTGCCGAGGACGAGTCTGCCTGTTGCGAGTGCCCAGATGAACAGGGCGCACACCACTATGGCGAGGCCGGGGGCGGACAGGTTAGCGATGCCCGTCCAGAAATCCGCGGTCACTCGACGACGCCGTCCTTGCGCTGCTGCTTCAACACCACCGCTGCTGTTCCTGTGCCGCCGACGCCGAGGACGTTCGCGGCGAGGTCCAGCCACACCGGGACATGTTCGGGCGCCACGAGGTTGTAGGCGACCGCGACGGTGAGACCGGAGAATGCGATTCCGTACAGCCAGTTCCGGGCCTTCGGGGTGGTCAGCTTGTCCAACATGGTGATGCCTTTCGGTTAGCGTCGGAAGTTGGCGATGAGGTCGTAGCCCACTTGCGGGCCCGTCTTGCCGCCGAACTCAGCGACAGGCAGGTGGTACGCGCCGTGGCTCTGCAGCCCCGGTAGCGCGGCAAGCAACCCGAGCAGGTCGGGCAGGCTGGTCAGGATGCCCTGCACGGAAAGCAGTTCGACCAGTTTGGGATTCGGCTTCTTCGCGGCACCATTCACGCCACCGACGACCGACGTCAGCAGCGGCAGCAGCGCGGTCAACCCGACCTGCCCAGCCAGAAGTAGCGGGAAGAATGGGCCGGCGAGCGGGCCCAGCACGGGAATCAGGTTGGCGATGGCGGGGAGGATGATCTGCGCGCTGTACACAACGAACGGCAGCTCGGTCTCGGCCTCGATGAACCATTCGTAGAACAGCGGGCGCACCTTGTCCTTGGCGACGGCGTAGAAGTCGTTGCGCGTGTTGATGTTCACGGTCAGCGCGTTGAGCCAGTCGGGGAAGGTCTTGCGCGCGATGCCGGTAACCGGGGTGGCTGGGTTGCCGAACAGGATCAGCCCGTTGATGCGGTCGCGGATGATGGCGAACTTGCCGCCGTCACCGAACAGCGCGAGGACGGCTTCGAGGAGTCCATCGGCGGACTGGCTGTACCCGGAGAGCCACAGTTCGACGTCGACCGGCGCGGTGGTGTCACCGGCCTTGCGGATCGTCAGGGCGCGCTGCACGTCCGGGTTGTTGTCGAGTAGCCATTCGATCGACTTGCGCTGATCGGTGATGACGTCGATGTAGGACAGTTTCGGGTCGCCGCCCATGAGTCCGAGGTAGCCGCCCTTGGAGAATTTGACGGGTTGGTGGTTGATGTTCAGGGATTCGCGGCCGGGCCCGTTGAATCCTGAGCCGCATACCATCTGGCCGAGGTCGTGGCTGGGCCCGAGCCAGAAGTCGGCGCCGCTGCCGGGGCATGAGTAGAACCAGATGGGTCGGCGTGCAGCAACGGGTTTGGCGCCCTTGTAGCCGACGAGTGCGGCGGTGCGGTCACCGAAGATGCCGTCTTGCACGAGGCCGAGGCGGCGCTGCATCTCTTTGGTGAATGCGGCGTCACTGTTGCCGTAGTAGCCGTCGATGGGCCCGAGCAGGAATGCGTAGGCGGGGGCGTATCGGACGGCCCACTTCTGCCATTCGGTGACCTCGGGCCCACTGGAGCCGAGCTTGAACGGGAGCGGCATCAGACGTCCTTGTGCAGGTCAGCGATGGCCTCGACGGTGTACTTGCCACGCTTGCCGTCAGCGGTCTTGCCGAACAGGTTCGGCCAGCCCTTACCCTCGGGACCGAACATCTGCTCCCACATCTGCTTGACCATCTCGTCGTTGGACGGGTACTTGAAACCAGCCACGGGCGTCTCCTGGGTCTTGCCGAAGCCGTGCTCTTTGAGCTTGGCGAGGGTGATAGGGCCGACGATGCCGTCAGCGAGGACGCCGACGCGCTCCTGAAAGGTCTTGACGACACCCTCGGTCGCGGGCCCGAAGTCGCCGTCCACGTCGAGTTGCGAGTAGGAGCCAAAGTTGGTGTTGAAGAACTGCTGCAGCGCCCTGACCTTGTCGCCGGTGTCGCCGCGCTGGGCGTAGATGTCCTGCACTGGAACTGGCGGCGTGATGGGCCCGCCGGTGTAGTTCTTCCAGATGTTCAGGTAGCCGTTCTGCAGCTTGGTCGCGAAGGCTGCGTTGCGGGCGTCGCCTTCGCGGTAGTTGAGCTGGAAGTGCATGGCGTCGCGCGGGGACTGCCAGTCGTTGCCCCACCAGATCGTTCCCTCGAATAGCTTGAGCCCTTCGCGGACTTTGGCGATTTCGGCGGGGGTGAATCCTGCGTTGTGCACGCGGAAGGGGTGGTCGGACCAGTTGAGGTCAACGGCAGTCCCGGACAGGTGGTTTGAGTTGGCGACGTCGTTCGTGGGCGTCCATGCGCCTTCGTCGGAGAAGCCGCGCGCGTTGTTGAGTGATTCGACTTCGCGGTGAAACCAGGCGACCCAGCCCTTGAGGATCAGGTTGGCGATGCCTTTTCGTATAGGGAGGGCGAGTGTGGTGCCGGGGACATGACCTCGGTCAAGTTCGTTGGCGTCGCACATGCGCCACAGATTCTCGCTATACTGATTGCCATACCTCGTGACGAAAGCCATTGCTATGCACTCCCTTAATGATCTGCCCGCCCAAATCAGGGCAAAGGTCTCAGCCGACGCAAGCGGCTGTTGGTTGTGGACTCCAGTTCGGAAAGACGGATACGCGTTGGCCTATTGGGAGGGTCGCCGCCCTCTCGCACACCGGCTGGTGTGGGAACTCCTTGTCGCACCAATCCCGAAGGGGCTGGAACTGGATCACGTCCGCGAACGCGGGTGCTTCAACAAAAACTGCGTGAATCCGGCGCACCTGGAACCTGTCACGCCATTGACCAACACGCGGCGGTCCCTAGGTAACAACTCCAAGACGCATTGCCCTAAGGGGCATCCATATGACGAGCAGAACACCATCCTGTCCAAGGCTCGGTGGCATCGTGAGTGCCGAAAGTGCACCTATGAGCGCAATGCTCAATGGGAAGCCCGGAACCAGGGCTGCAAACGTCCTCGTACATCTCACCGCAAGGATGCTTGCGTAAACGGTCACCCTTATGAAGGGAACCGGTACCCCAGCGGTGGGTGTCGCATTTGTGCCCGGAATCGCCGGGCTGGCAAGTAGGGCGGGGGGTGGCAGCCGGTCCCGTCGGGGGGTTCGGGACCGGCTGCCTAGCTTTAGGGGGTTGTTGGTCGACGGTTAAACCGCTGGTAAGCGGTACAATTGAGGGATGGGCATCTACGGTGAACACGCAGGGCTGTTGGATGAATGCGAAGTCACCGAGTACCGGAACGCCACTCCCCTGGTAAATGTTCAACTACGCCATCTAGCGACCGGAACGAAAGCGACAGCGGTGGGCCGCAGCGTCATCATGACGAAACGTGAAGCGCTGGAGAAGATCGCCGCCCGGCTAGCCAACAACGCAAAGAACATCTGCCAGGACTGTGGTTGTTGGACGGGTGGCGCGGATTGCCCGTATTGCGTTCCTGGCGCCCCGCATCCTCGTGGCCGCTGCTAGTGGCTAAGTAGCCACGCCCACACCGCCCGCACTCGGTGTCTCACATTCGGGTGCTCAATACACAACCTGCCGCACAAATGGCACACACCCGTTCGGGGTTTACGGAACCCCACCTGATCCGTGCCGACCCGGTCCAGCCTCACACGTCCCCCACATACACAAGGGTGTCCACCGACAAGGGGTGAAACCAGCCGTACAAGGCCAGGAGAATGGCGATGGTGAGGTAACGCATCAGATGCCTCGATTCGCTACACGGCGTACGTTTGCTGAATGGGGTGTCACGGGCCGGATGATGAGCGGCCCAGCATGGTCGTCGTGTGGATAGCTGTGTCGTGGATCGTGCTGGCGCTGCTGGTGTGGCTGCTACTCGCAGGGTGCGGGTAGCAGCCCTCGGTCAGGCCTCCTGCTTCACGTCGAGCACGTCGATCTTTGATGTGGTCGAGTTCCAGCGCCCGAAGATGTAGATCGCCTTCGCGTTCGCGATCGACGCGGGCGCGGACACCCCAAAACCGAAGTTCCACGTAGACCCGAATGCCAACGTGAACGCGCCTGTGCCGACCAGTTTTAGGTTGACGGTCTGCAAGTCGTGGCCGGTGCCCGTGGTGGTGATCGCGGTGATGTTGTGCCCGACCGAGATCGTGGACCAGTCGCCGAGGTCGAGGCTGATCGCCGGAGTTGCCGACGAAGTGACCGTTGTTTTGATCGCCTTACGCTTCAAATACGCAGCCCGAGCGCCGGTGATGAAACCCCAACTACCGCTAGCGGGGTTGATGATGTTCGCCTCGGTGATGTCGGCCATGCTGATCGCGACCTGATGACGCAGATACGTGCCGTCGTAACGGTACAGCAGCACACCACCTGATTCGATGTTGTGCCAGGTGTTCGCGGTCGACCCGGCTGGGCTGCGTACTGCGATTGCTGAGCCGCCGTTGATGGCGACGGCGGCGGCGTTGGCGGACTGCCCGGACGTGTAGGTGAGGGCGATCATGTCGCCGGCGACGGGGGTGTAGCTGGCCCACGGGGAATCGAGGGTCACGGTTTTGGCTGCGGTGGCTGCTGCGGTGGCGACGGTGCCGGTGACGATCCTCGGCTGAGCGGCGGCTGCAATCAGTCCTGCGACGACCGCCTTAAGGTCCGCGACCGACAGTTTCTTCGCCGCACCAGAGGCGGCACTGTCAAACAGAGCCAGCACATCATCGTCCACCGGCGTTACCTTCGATGCCAACGCGGCCACGATCGCCGGAGTGAGCACCGTCGACCCATTCACCGTCGCCGCACCCGCCAAAACAATCAGATCAGAAACCACATTGATCGCCGTTGCCGCCGAGATCGTCGGCCCCTCGCCCGAGGCCGCGTTCTTCACTATCAGTGGATTCACCGCAGACGGAACGCCTTGCAGCTCCAATACCGAACTACCATCCGGGGCGGATAGCGCATCAGCTCGCACACGCTTCAAGAAGCGCGGCACCAACCTAGTGGGGAACTTGCCAATGCTGTAATCACCCATTAGCGCAACTCATTTCAGATCGGCAGCGGCGCCGTGACGCGGCCCGCGAGACTCGTGGTGGACACCTCGTAATGCTGAAAATCCAGCGTCAATGGAATCTCGGAGTTCTCCCGGTAGATGCCGTGATGAATCTCCGGCGGCTCATTGGTATACCGGTTATAGCCGAACGGGATGCTTCCGTTGAAAATCTGCACACCATCCCACCAGAACCCGAGACTCCCACCACCGCTGGTAGACAGGTTGACCCGCAACACACACCGATGCCACTTGCCCACCTCATACGCCGCGAACGGGGTGTTGGTCGATGTCACACCCGCCATCGACGCGGCCGGGGTGCCACCATCGGACCGGCACGTCGCCCGAATCCCACCCCCATACTGCGGGCCGAACGACAACTCCGGAGAAAGGTCGGTGCCACTCGTTTCCGCGTATCTGATCTGCATGATATTCGCGAACTTCGCCGGATCGGTCAGGTCGGACAGCCGGGTCCAGAACGAGATCCAGTTATCCGTGTTCGGTATCAGCGATGTGCCGTGAACGATCTCGGCGCGGTCATTCGGGCCAGGTCCAGTACCCCCCTGGTTGCGGTCATTCTCGTGCACCTCGAACCGATGCAGCGACGCCCGCTCAATACCCATCTGATTCGCGTACGGCAGTTCCGTGCCCGCAGTCCCGATGCGCGGGGAGATCGGCTGATTCAGCATCGTCGACACATCACTGAGGCAGCGGCGGTACTTGTTCGACGCGTCAATCCAGTGATGTCCCACCGACGAATACACCGGCGGAATGATCACGTCTATGTCGCCCTGCTTCCACAGGTCAGCGCGGATAGCGACAACCTCCTCCACAGTGATCGTCGCCCCAGGGAACAGGTCGGACACGTCGTTATCCCCGGCAGCTAGAGTGGCGCGCGCTGCAATCCAACCGCGCTCAACGGTTTTCACAACCACCATGTGCTCACCGGCATACTTCGTGGGAATGTTGATGGTGATGTCCGACGCGGCGACCGTGCTACGCGAATACGGGGGCATCGCCAACAACCCCCCGCACGGCGGCAAGGTGTCCGTCTCAGCAACCCACATGAAATCCGACATCACGAACCGGGCCGTCTTACCAACGTCACCCGCCACCAGGCCGTACACCTGGACGATGATCCGCTCATCAGTGCTCGCCAGTTTCACCCGGCACACCACCCGCCGAGCCGCATGCTCCTCAGAGATGTAGACCATGGTGTTGTAGGTGCCGAACCCATTCACGGGGTGGTAAGAGCGCACCAGGATTTGCATCGTCTCCGTGTTCGACGACGGGCAATCAGCCACGAATGACAGCAGATAATCGCCGGCGGCGGGCGGTGCTACATCGATGTAGAACCCGCCGCACGACTGCGATCCGGCCTGCGTGGTGTACGACATATCGAAGCTGTCGCCGTCGATCGCGTGCAACACCTTCACCGCAGAGTTGTTGCTGCGCACCAAACCAGTCGGCAGCACACCGCCCGACCCTAATGTCCCCAACGTCGAGCCCGCGAACGGCAGAATACTCGCCAGCAGATTCGTTGCAGCCGGCGTCACAACAGACGGGGCCGAAACGCTCACCGGACGCTCAACCGCAGTGACAACACCACCCGCATGGATGTGGCTGTCGTTGACTAAATCTGACCACACCGACGCGTTACGCTTCAACTCCTCCAGCCGCAAAGTGGCGGCCCGTGACGTCGACTCAGCCTCACCCGCGCTAACCGCCCCGAGTGCTGTCCGCCCCGCCGCCGCATCACCGGTCAGGACGGCGCGACCCGTGACCGTGGAACCGGCGATCTTGGCTGGGTCATCGTCATACGGGAGATCGTTGTAATTCGTGGCACCGTCGCCGGTCTTCCACCGCTCCGTGTCCGTCTCATAACCACGCTCACCCATCGCCAGAACGCGGTTATTCGTCGCAGCACCAGCAGCGGTATTCAAGCGCGGCTGAATGATGTACTCGGTCACAGTTCACCCCCACCGATAAACACGGGATCGTCGTCAGGATCAGGCTCAGCAGGCGGCACTAGAGTGGCCGTCGTCGGCCCAACCGTGCTGCCATTCGAGGCCGCCAGGAACGTGACCGAGTACAGCTCCAGCGTCCCCGACGCTGATGGCGCGTACACGGTGCGGGTCCACTGAATGTTGCTGACAGACAGGTCATCGTCGTTCGACAGCAGCCGCGGCGGGTACCCGTTCTTATCGACCACCTCACCGTCAGCGGCGACAGAGCAGTGAACCTTCACCGGGGCGCGGTGGCTGTTCCCCTGATAGGTGATGATCTGTTTCTCGTCCAGGTTGGATGTGAACACCACCCGCGCCTTAGACGCGGGCAGCGACTGCAACACCCCGCCCGTGGACACACCCGGGGCGTCGAAGATGTTCTCCACCCATTCAAAGCTCGGCAATTCCATTTAGACCTCCGGGGCTTCGACGGTGAACACGTTGCGCTGCAAACCACCCGTACGCTGCTCCCGATGCAACCGCACCGGATCCATCCGCGGCGCAAACGCTAGGGGCGCAGACGATGCCACAGTGTCAGCAGCATTCAGAGGAATCAACAGCCCCGACCACTTGCCCGACTTCTGCCGAGTAGCCGTCACATCCTGCGGCGACCCCGTTCCCGCAACATCGCCCATCAACAGCGAAATGCCCGAGTTGCTCAAATACCGCTGATGATGG